GCTTTCCACCGCCGGAAACGCCCTGATTGTGTGCCGGATGATGCGGCACAGCCTGACGGAGTATGAAAAGGATCAAGCACGGAGAAAACACGTCCTCAGATTTGTCGGGAGAAAGGGGGGAAGCATGAGCCCGTTCGAGAGCGAGAACAGACCGGGGCGTCTCCGAAAATGCCCTCCCTGTCCGATATGCGGACGAAATGAGATGCGTTGTTATGGCAAGCGTCGCCATGGCTCCATGGTTACGCGTTTCTACGGCTGCCAACACTGTCAATACACGGACGTGTGGGTCGAATCCGCAGATGGGAGACATGGCTACTGGCGTAAACTGAGAAACAGTCCAACAAACCCTTGAGCTTCACCCCCTTCTTCATGCTACGCTCCTGACCAAACTTAGGAGCGTTTTTCATGCACTATACCGAAGCTCGTTGGTCCGGGAAATGGCCGAACTTCACCCCGAAGGAGATCGCCTGCAAATGCTGCGGGGAGATCGTCGTGGACGAGGCGAGCATGGACGCGCTCCAGCGGCTCCGCGACATGTGGGGCGAGCCCCTCGTCATCAACTGCGGTCACCGCTGCTTCAGGCACAACAAGGAAGTGGGCGGGGTCGCGCATTCGCAGCATCTGACCCTCGCCTTTGATGTCCGTATGCCGAAAGAGCGGCATGAGGCATTCATCAAGCTGGCCCGTGAGTGCGGGTTCCGGGGCATCGGCCACCGCGACTACGAGAACTTCGTGCACCTCGATATGGGGCCGGAACGGGAGTGGTGATGAATATCGAACGCATCGCC